ATTAGAGCCTCGTGTTCTGAGTTTTTGCCTATTACAAGGTCTGCCTCATTGATCATGTCCAAAGTAGTTGTTCCAGGAATCACACCTTCATATAAATTTTTATAGGTGTATCCATTTGAAGTGCCAGAACGCTCTTCTAGTCGTTTTTTTTGTGTGTTATAAAACTCTCCGTAAAACTCAGGGTTTCTTCTGGCAAGTTGTTTTATATTATCTATTATACTTTGCGCCCTATTGAAATCTGGACCTTGCATTACATAGCTTTCCATTGACTGATCGTCAGAAAACTCAAAGGCTAAATTAGGATTGAGAGCCTCTGTTAATTGTAGTTGCAACTCTGCTTTTCTATCTGTCGCCTCGTTCTCTCTCAAGGTCCTTTCGTTTTCAAAATCTTCAACAATATTATCTCTATTACTTTTAGACTCTGTAATCACAGCATCTTTGTTATTAATAAAATTAAATAGCCTTGCCTGTTCTGGGTTTAGAAACTTATTTTGTTTTAAGTTTTCATGTTGCTCAACAGCGTTTTGCACAGAGCCTTTTGACTTGTCCCAATATTTTTCTGTCTGTATGTATTCTTCAAAGAATTTATTTTCGGCTGCTAGTTGAGCCTCATTATCAAAGGCTACAAGCATTTCTTTTAGAGAGCCATCAGGCATACCTGCTAATTGATATTTGTTTATAATAAAGTTTCTGTTAGCCTCTAACTGCATTTCCCAAGTGTACAAAGTATCACCATCTTCCATAACAGAGTCTTGAAGTATATTTTCTTTTATAGTTCTTAGGATGTTTGTTGCAACAGTTACTGCCTCACCTTGAGTTTTTTCTAGTCGTGCCTCAGTTACTTTGTCTGCGTAACTTTTGTAAAGAGCTTGTGTTTTTGTTGCCAGAGAAGAATACAAAGCAAGAGCAGACTCTGGATCAGTTCTAGTAAGTGAGTTTGTGTACCCATCTATTGTGCCTTGCAAGACTGCCTCTAGTTCTCTAATGCCCACCTCATCAGGTGTTCCTATTGTTTTTACAGCTTGGCTAAATAAATCTGTTACATCTGCAAATCCATAAGACTCAAGAGTTGTGGTAATCTGATTTATTCTAGCAGCATTTACAGCTCTACTAAAAGCATTTGAGTCATCAGCATCTAGCATCTTATCTTTCTGTAGAGGATCAGCGTTTAAAAAATCTAAAGCATTAACAGGGTTAGCCAGAGCAAACTCTTGCCCTCGTTTAGTAGCATCATCTAGCACCTTGTCTAAAGCAAACTCTCTTATAGAGTTGAGTCTTTGGTCTAACTCGCTGAAGATGTTAGCTTGTTCTCTGTACTGTGGCGCACTAATTGTTGGCACATTGATAGTACTTAGTCTTTGTTTGTATTGATCTCTATCTCTTGCCATCTAACCGATATCCCTATCTTCTGGATCAAATCCATATGGATCTTTTGTTTTGCTAGGTCCACTAAACCCACCTGCCTCAAAAGTAGAATATAGACTCGTACCAAAACCAGACAGAGCAGTAAGCACTCCCCCTGCAGCAGAGTTATCACCTGCCTGTTTGAAATTATTGTACTGTGCTGCGCTAAGATTATTTAAAATATTTTCATTGAACTTGGCTGTGTTGAGATCTCTAATGCCCTCAGCTAACGATACTGTTTGGTTTAGTAGTACTGATCCAGAACTGCTAAGAACACCACCAGCTGCACCCTTTGCGACTATTGCAGCCGCTGCCCTGTTTGCCTCTTTCAAAGCTCTAACACCCTGTTCTTTAGCCTCTACTTTCTTTGCCTCATACTGCAACTGTGCAATATCGGCTTGTGAATCGTAGTAGGCTTTCATAGCCTGTCCTTGTTGGAAGTTTAGAAAAGCCTGAGTTGCTGACGATGCTACTGATAGTATTGTAAAAAAGTTCTGAAACATTATTGACCTACGCTTACTTTATATTCTACACCTAATAAATTAAAAAACAATGGTTGCGATTGTGAGAAGGTTAGTTGCCCATCTCTGTCATAACCTAACATTGGCTTTCTTCTTTTCTTTCCTGTGAAGAATGACGCTGCCGTAAAAGCAAAGTCTTGACCATCTAAGGTTAGATTCTGAGACAGATATAAATTAACAGTTGCCTCAACAATTCTTTTCTTCTGTGCTACTATATTACCACTTGGTAGTTTTAACTCAACTGGCAATGTTGTTACTGTGGGTGTGTAGTTCATACCTATCTCAACGTACGTTGTTGGTACTGCATCTAATGTTATTGCACCACTTGATACTGTTTTGTTTGTCTGCATAGCATCATCTACAATAACCTTAACTGTCTCACCCTCTAAATGTGTTAAGCCTGATACTGACGTTGAACTAGGTTTAGATGAACCTGATAACAGCACAGCGCTATCCGTTGTGTTATCGTCATTGAAAGCCTCTACATAGTATACGTCTGCTGAGTTGATTGTTCTCTTAACAACAAAGTACATAGTCTCAACATCTACAGCTACATTAATAAACTCACCATCTGTTGACGCTAGTGATGGTGCTGTAATATTTTGATCTTTTAAAATAGAATACGTTGCCATAGTGCCATCTGTGTTTACCACCATAAGCAAGTCCCCATCAGTAGTAGATGTAGCTTTTCGTAGCGCCATGTCTACTGGACTGTTTAGTAAATGTGAGCTTAGTAAAGATATATTATTTGACACATAGTTGAGTTCTACATCACTAAATAAAAACTCACGAATTGCCTTACCTGCTGACTGTATGAAGATAGTGCCACTCTCAACTCCGAGAGGTTTGATACCTTCTTTGGCTCCTCTTCTAGTAGCACCATTGATAACTATGTTACTAGGCGTGATAGGATCTAGTGATGATTGAGGCACAAAGAACTCGCCACCCTTAGTAAATATTTGTAAGTCTCTACCACTAAATAATCCTATGATTGGATTTGCCTGACCTGTATCTA